TATTACCATAACCATCAGATGGATAAATTTTAACCGAAGCATCTGCTACCTTTGTTAGTTCCCTTACATTATCATTCAAGTCAAAAACTTTACCTGCATCTGGGTGTTGAATTGCTGCTCCTAATTGAACCCAATCGTATTTATCTACCGTTCCTAAAACCATTTGTTTAGAAACATTAGCAATACCACTTGTCATTCGAAGGTCATCGGATAGTAATAGAATTTTCTTTTTTGCCATAACTTTTTTTTAATCTTAAAATTGTGAACCACTCATTTGCAATAGAGTGTATTCGTTTAATTGTTTTCTAAATTTTTCATCCTTCGTATAAAGGTCCAAAGTTCGATTGACTAATTTTTGAAAGTTTATGCCACCTTTTATAGTAGCAATCTTAAAATCTTCATCATACAACTTTTGGATTACCTTTACCGTAGTAAGTTTAAGGTTTGCCATAATAGTAATTTTCGTATATACATATATATAAGAAAATATTATTTTCCATCACAAATTCCTCTTTGTTTAAATTCACACCAAGGGCATAACTTCGATGGGTGTTTGGGATATTCTACATCTATTCTGTAATTACCATCAGCATCGAATACAGATTCAACAAAATCACTAAATCCTTTCCATGCTTTGTTTACGGATGGTTTGCCAGATGCAGGAACGTGCTTTGAAATACGAGGAACTACAAAGTCTGTGTTCTCATATAACTTACGTTTTAATATGATGAACTCAACATCGATTACATCTTGTGATATTCCTAGCAGTTCTGCGTAGAACTTCTTATACAATAAAATTTGTGAGTTTTTAATAGGGTCTGATTTCTGATATTTATTCCATCCTTTGGTGGATGTTTTGAAATCGGTAATACGATACCTACCTGTCTTTTTGTTTCTAACGATGAAGTCAATAAATCCTAAAAAGTTTACATGCTCTGAAATTTTAGTGTTTATCGGTTGCTCAATGGCAATCAACTCATCATCTTTTAAGGAATAGAAATTGTTGAAGTTTTTAGATTTTTGGAAATAATCTAATATAGCATAACCATCTTCTAAAAACTCAACTAGTTCCTCTTTGGAACAGATTGGATTCTGTCCATCATTTGATTCTTTTAAAAAGAACTCTCTCATTTTTTCTTTGAGGAATTCCTTTGTATTCATATTCTTATCTGCTTGTGATTTGGAAATACGCAAACATCTACTTAAATACTCTTGTAGAGTTTCGTGCATTGCTGAACCAAATACAGAGTGTATATTGGATGATGATTCTCTTAAATCATCTATGTAAGCCAATTTATATTGTTGTGGACATGAAGACCACATACTGTATTGGGAAAATGAAACTCTTGCCATAGTATATTATTTATATACAAATATACAAAAATTAATTGGTTTTTCCAAATATTTTTTCAATATAATCTTTTAATATGTCGGTCCAAATATCACACGCTTCTAAATTTGGATGCCCGCCATTTCCTTTTAAATAATATTCATTATCATCAAATTCATTAATACCTTTATCCATAAAATATTTAAGCATTACAGGTATATCTTTAAAAATATATGGGTTATTAAACACACTATTTATAAATTCTTCCGTCACAATATATCCAGAATCTCTTTTAATTATATAATTTTTAAAATCTTTAGTATCGGTATTTATTTTAAATTCAGGATTTATATTATCTGAATTTGATTCTTTTAAATAATATTCACCATCCGTATGTTTAAGTGGTTTATGGTCATTTATGCCATCAAATATAATATACGGATACCCATTTGATTTAAAATAAGAAGTTAAAGTTACTATATTTTGTAATGTTTTATATAATGAAAATGTTATATTACTAAATATATAAATCAATTCATCTCTATTTTTATAAATCCATTTTGCCGCATCATTACCATCTTTATAATAATTCATATGTCTATGAAAACATAAAGGAGTTACATGCCATTCTTGTGGTGAGTTTTGCATAGCATCATAATAAACTTGATACCTTAAACATTCCGTTAATTGAATGATAAACAAAGAATCTTTTGCAATATCTTTTTCAACTTCACAAAACTCAATTGTTCTCCAAGTGATTGTATCATTGCCACTACCACCTTTTCCTATATTATAAACTTCTAAATTTAGTTTTTCACCTAAAAATTTAGGCCATGCTCCTTCATTACCAAGTGTATGCCCTTCCGTAAAAGAACAACCATTTGCTACTAAATATTTTTTACCTAACATTAAATTTTTAATTTAAGTTTTGTTATTAATTTTTTATCAATTGCATACTTTTCACAAATGAATTTGATGTTCTCTCTACCTTCTCTAGTTCCGTATAAAACTTCAATATAATCCATCGATTGTCTTTCTGAACAATCGTATTCTTTCTTAATTAAATCAACTAAAAAGGTTTCATATTTTTCTTCTCCTTTTCCTTTGATATATTTAAGATAATACTTACCTTTGGGTATAATGTTGATATACAAATTATACATTTCCTTTGGTTCTAATGTTTGAGTTAAAGGTAGTATGCATGCAACCAATTCAACCCATTCAGGTTTCATAGAAAGAAAACGATTTATCATAAAGTTGCTCCACGTTTTAATATCTTCCTCTGTAAGTTTATCAAAATACTTTGGGTCTTGCTCCGATGTGATTGCAGCAATATGGTCAAATAACTTTTTGCCTGCCATTATTCTACTATTGATGATGGTTTATCTCTTAATTCTAAAGGTAATAACTCTTGCAATGCTTTTCCACATTGAGTACATAAATACATTTCAATTGGAATGATTGCATCTTGTGCTTGGCCGGTAATTAACTTACTCATTTTCTTAAATCTAAATCCTGGCATAAATGTATTGTTTCCACAATCACAATTCATATCTCTTGCATCGTTTAGGTTCATACCCATTGGTAATCCTTGTTCCATTACTTTATAATATTTAAAATTTGAATAATTGTACTCATAAATACGATTTCTTTATCTACTACTAATGCATCTTTTGATAATCCTTCTGCAATAGTTAATATTACATTTGCAGTATTACCCGCTGCGTATTCATCAACTCTATCATACAACATAGAATACATTTCAGAATAATCGTTTAATCTATTATCAGCAACTGCTTGTCTGATATTCATAAACATATTTCTTTTATCATCATTTGCTTTTAACAAATCCACCAATTTGGTTTGGAAGTTAGATTCCACCATAATTTGATGGTCTACTTTTAACTCTCCTTTTGCAGATTGTAATTGGCAAGTATTTAAGATTCTACGAATATCTGGATAATATGAACTAATAATATCAGCTACATTTTTTAATTCATATTTGATATTTTCAGCATCCAAAATTTTAGTCACCTGAACTGCTACATCTTTCTTTGTAGGTGGTGTGATTGAAAATGTTTGACATCTACTTTTGATTGGGTCAATAATCTTTTCGTGGTAATTACACGTTAAAATAAATCTACAATGTTTAGAGAATGTTTCCATTAAGTTACGCAATATTGCCTGTGCGTTTGGAGTCATATAATCAAACTCATCCAAAATGATAATTTTAAATCCTGCAAATCCCATTGAGGATGCAAAGTTCTTCACCTTATTCCGAACTGTATCTACGTTGTTCTCATCCGATGCGTTGATAATCATATGGTCACATTTGATTGTATTTACAATTAGTTTTGCAAGTGTGGTTTTACCAGTTCCTGCTTTACCATGTAATAACAAATGTGGAATATCATTATTGTCCAAATATTGTTGAATGGTTTCCTTTACGGTTTCATTACCAACATATTCGGCAAGAGTTTGTGGGCGATATTTCTCCACCCATAAACTATGCTCTCTTTTACTATTTTCGTTTGCGAAAAAACTCATAACTGTTCTATTATTTTATTTGCTAATATTTTATGTCCTTCAATTGATAAATGAGTATCGTTTTCTACAATAATACTACCTAAAAATTTATCATCATTACATATGTGTAGGTTATTATTACTTGCCCAATCATCAACAATATACTCACCATCAAATGCTAAACCAAATTTACTCATTTCTTTAACCGATAATACATTTTTCCATTCATTACTCCAAAACAAAATTTTTAATTTTTGTGGGTATTGTTGGAATATATCAACCAATTCTAAATAATAATTTAATTGTATTTGCTCTATATTTGAAATAGTGTATTCTTGTTCTTCAAAGGTAATTACACCTTCATCTATTAGAGATTTCATACTAATTGGATGTGGAAACCATTGGAAATTGCCAGAAGAAAAAAACCTTTCAAAGTAACTAAGTTGAATTACAAAATAATCAAAATCTTCTATTTTTTTAAATTTTAAATAATTCTTTAAATCATATAGTATTTTTCCATTTGCATTTCCATTTATAGAATAGTTGTGTTCTATACTATTCATTTTAATTGAAACCAAATTACTCCATCTGTTATTTCTGATAAAATTAAAGTCATTACCATTAAATACATACTTACTCATTCTATCATGTGTAAATATATTTATTGGATTGCAATATAGTTCTAAACTTTGTCCAAATGTAAAAGAACAACCGTCAAAATATATTCTTTGTCGCATTTATTTACCTGTTGAACCAAATCCACCTATACCTCTACTGCTTTCACTTAACTCATCTACCACTTGCAATTGAATTACTGGATGTGGAACTATGATGATTTGACAAACTCTATCTCCTACATTATATGCAATAGAATCCAAACCATTCAATTTAATAAATGTTGCTTGTAGTTCACCCCTATAACCTGCATCAATTACACCAACTGAATTACTCAATATCAATTCTGTGTTTCGTATCGATGAACGAGGAAATACTAATCCAACCATACCTTCTGGTATTTCCATAGCAATTCCCAAACCATAAGTGATTTGAAATGATGTATTTGATATGATTGATGTTGCCACCAAATCTAATCCTGCATCACTTTCTTTTGCGTAGGTTGGTTTAACTGAATTTTCATCCAATAATTTAATCTTTACTTTCATTTGTATCAGTTCCGTTTTGTTCCGTTCTTATCACTTTGGTTTTTTCTGAAATTTCTCTTGGGAAAATTTTAAAAACCATTCCATTGTGTTGGAAATTTAATCCTTCACCTGTTTCTGGTTGGATTTGTAAAACCAATGGTGCAGGTTCTTCTCCTTCATTCGACCATGCAAATACTATTGGTTCATTGTTAAAAAATTGAAAACACCATTCTGCATCTGCGATTTGAACTGGTGCCGGTTTTGTTGTTTCTTCTTCTGAGAATAATTCTAATTGTTCTGCCATTTTATTTTTATTTAATTGTTTACAAATATACGAAAAATTTTTTAGAAATCAAAGAACTTTTTTGCAGTTTGAGCAGATGCTGATGCTTTGTTCCATTTCAATGCATTATAAAAGTCATCTAACTTATTTTCTAACTCTGCTTTAAAAATCATATCTCTATCGATATATTGTTCTACGAAGTCCATAATTTCTTTTGGGTCGTTATAGTCCTTAAATGCAACTGTATCTAACCCCAATGGATTTTGTCTTAAATACACCCATTTAACTTTATCCCCATCTCTGATTGGTTCGTGCTTAAACGGACAATCAAAGAACTTTAATAATCGGTTGTATGCTATACCTGCTTTAACGTGTGCCGGAGTTCCTTTTTCAAAGTTAGCAATTGCTAAACCACTATCTTTTCTCCAAGTTCCTTTATCATATTTACTTAACTCTTTAATTGCTCCACCTTTTGCGATGTTATTTACAGGCAATGATGGTAAACTTTTCTTAAATGTTAGTAGGGTTTCATCTATATAAGCATTATCTTTACCCATTAGAATATCCTTCAACATTGTAGACATAAACTTCTGAAATGCTTTAGGGAATGATGAACGAACTACATCTAAACCTTTTACGTCCAACTTATCACAAGGGATGCCATTCTTCAAAATCATCCATTGAGCGTATCTTTTCTTTGCTACCCAAAAACCTGCTTTAGAGATATACTCTTTTTTGATTTCAAATCTATGTTTATCCTTTGGAATACAAAAGAATCTTTCTGATAATAAATCGTAGAAATTGTTTAGGAATGTTTGAGTTTCATCAGCAATACTATTAACCTCTTGTGCCATTCTTTTTTCATCGAATGTTTTGTATTCAGGGTATCTGTGTTTAACCAAAGGTTCTGCTAACATATAGATTGAATCTGTATCAATATACACATTGTAATCTTCTTTTGTAGTTAGTTCCTTTTGGTATTTAAGATTTGCCATCTCTGCCGTTTTCTTAATAACAGTTTGCCCCGTAATCGTAACTGCCTCTGCATTATCAATATCGTAAAACCGAAAGGCAGGAAGACCAAGAACACCATACATAGAATTAAGCAAAATCTTTTGAACCAGCTGCCTTTTCGCATAAAACTCATATTTTTCCGTATCACCCGCTTCACCATATTGACTTTCT